TGATGGGCTTGTAACATCGTTAATAACAATGTTCTTATCCTCGACAACAAGGTTTGTTGTGTTGATGTTTGTGGTTGTACCAGTAAAGGTTGGGTCTGAAATTGTTGGCGCAGTCAGTGTCTTATTTGTAAGAGTAACTGTATTTGTAGCGGTTACTTCAGGTGAGGCATTAGTTAAAATAGCCATTATGCAATCTCGCTTCCGTATGCGTTAAATGAAAAGTCTGCTGTTGATGCGTAGACTGTTACTACATCTGAGGCATCAATGGTTAATCCAAGGGTCAATGAGACAAAAGAGTAAGCAGCAAGAGTGACATCGTAGGCAATGTAATGTTCTGCTGAAAGAGTGGCAGCATTTGGGCGGATTGCGATTCTATATTGACCACTTGATGCTCCACGGTTAGTCACAATCAAACTTGAGATAACAGTCTGAGTTGCTGAGGGTACCGTGTATAAAGTGGTAGCAGTGGTGGCTGATGGCGCTAATTGCCCAAGAGCCTTATATGTTGTTGCCATGAATTATCCTCCGATGAGAAGCAATGGGTTTATTGTAGCGGATGCCGAATTTGTGGCTGCGGTAGCACTTGCCTCAGCCGAAACTTCGTAAGCCTCTGTCGAGGTGACAAAAGCAGTTATATCTGAACCGTCTATTTGATAAGTAGCCGCCGTCAATGCTGTGTAAGTAGCAAAGGCAGTATCTAGTGCTGTATATGTTGCGAATTGAGATGGGATGTACCAATATTTTCCTGTTGCAAGGAATTTATCTGTAGTTGTATTTACCCCAGCGTTCAAATTATCAATGTTTGTTTTGACGGTGTTAAATGATGTTTGGTCAATCATCTGAACGAAAGAGGTACTCAAAGTAGGGTTGGGTGATAAATCTGCTAAATCTAAAACACCGACCGTATCAAAGGGAACTGAGATTGTGTATGTGCGACCTCTAGGGAAAGACTCTTCAACTGTGTAAACAAAAGGATTAGGTACCACATCAGGGTCATTGGTTGCTGGAAGAGAGACTGAAAACTCTCCAGCAGTAAGGGGTATAACAATGCTAGATGGGGCGACTATTTGGTCGTCGGTTCCATTACGCAATACATCGCCAAGGGTAAATCTAATCTGACCTTGAATGTTATTACCTTCAAAATCTACATAGGCACCTTCTATGGTTACCGTTGAGATACTAGGACCAATAGCCATTAACAGCCTACTAACAATAAAATATTGAACTTGGAATCTAGGGCTGCCTCTGCCGTATTTCTAGCGATTAAAGCGTTATTAGTAGCCAACTCAAGAGCATCAGCATTTGGTTTTGAAGCAACTGAGGTAACCTCAATCTCGGTCATAATTGCTTGATAGGTCGTAAGTTCGGCTATTGGTACATATGGCTCAGCCATTTAGACTCCCATCAAAAGTAATGAACGGGTGGTGAACTCTGAAACTTCAGCCGCCGCGATAGAGGCTTGACTAGCATAAAACTCAGCGTTGCCCTCGTAATCCTCAGCATCGACCACAATGGTTCTAATACCTTGAGCGGTCACACGACGGGCGTTAAGGGTTGTTGATTGAGCAAGGGTCACAAAGGATGCGGACTCGGCTGTGGACAGCGCTGGGAGTAGGTCAGCAAGGTTAAGCGTGGTGTTAGCAACTGATAGCGGTAGGGCTATAGAGAAAGTGCGACCGCCTCCAAAGTTTTCTTCTAAAGTGTAAATAAAGGGTTGTGGCAAAACATCCGTGTCATCAGTACAAGGTAAAGTGATTGTGAATGACCCGTTTGCGTCGAACTCTTTAACAATAATTACTGGGATAACAATTACATTCAGCGTTACATCTTTCAAAATAGTTTGAGGCGTAAAAGAAATCGAACCTCGAACTGGGTTACCGCTTAAATCGACATAGGTTCCAATAACCGTAGCCGTTGAAAGACTCGCTGGCAAAGCCATCTATCAGACGCTTCCCTGACGGATGATATTTACTGTCTGTGTTGATGCCGCGACAACTGCGAACAGTTTCTCGTCATCGTCTAACTCAATAGAAAAGTCTGCTCCAGCGCCAAGAAGGTAGCCGTAACTTGTTGTTGTTACACCCGCTCCGCCTAGATAAACACTAACTCCGCCTGTTGGATTTTGGACATTGAGGGTCTGACCATCTTTGCCATCTGCGTCGAGAGTAAGTTGTGTCGCTGTTGTTCCTACTGAAACTCTTTGGTGTGTTACTGCCATGGTGAACTCCTTGGTATAGAAATGGGCGGTTCATTTTACCGAACCGCCCACTCGACTATTCGGCTACTTTGTCTTTCTTAGCCTTTGGCTTCTCTTCCACTACTGGAACTTCTGCCTTTGGCTCTTCAACTTTAACTTCTTCAACCTTCTTCGCAACTGGCTTAGCCACTGGCGTAGGTTCTACATCAACAATTTTGATATAGCGACTAGATTGAAGTGTCTTAGCGTGGCGCCAAGTTGAGACATCTACGATGTCGCCAACATTAAGGACTACGCCTTGAGATGTCATTTGTTTGAGAACTTGAGCCTTCATTTTTGACTACTTTCGGTAGATGACTACTGCGTCTGTTGCTGCTAAACGAGCAACAAATGTAGCACTTGAAGCAGCAGCAATAGTTACTGAACCAACAAGTGTTGTTCCAGTATTAACTGTCAAAGTTAGAGCGTGTGTTGCTGAAGCCAAGTTAATGACTGTGAACTCAAAGCCAAGACCTGTCTCTGTGTCAGCATCAACGGCTGTGATGAGTGCCGACGCTGTTGGTGCCTGAAGGTTGCGAGCCTCTGTTGGTGTTGCTGTAATGATTCCAGTTAGCAAGTTTGCCGCTGTGAAAGTCATTGAAGCGCCATCTGCAATGTTTGTTACTGCTACGCCCTTACCGAACGCACCAGTTACATAAGCATCATCGGCTACCTCTAGGTCTGTACCAACATTTACTTCGCCTACAGAATCAATATCTGAACCTGAAATTAGTTTTCCTGCAATTGCTTCGCCTTTGGTAAGGCGTAATGGGTTTGCCATTTATTTTCCTTTTCTAAGAAAGAAGGGGAGAGCCTTTTCAGACCCTCCCCTTCAAGCGACTTAATTAAGCGACGATTGTGTTCCAGAAGTAACCGAGGTCTGCACCGATTACCTTGTTATCAAACGCCATTTCCGCTTCAACGCGGTCAGACTTGATTGATTCCATACGGAATGATGAAGTTCCGATAGTTGCACCGAGTCCACCTGATACGCCAGTCCATGCGAATGTGTATCCAGCAGAAGGTGTCATTAGTCCTGGTTGAGGAGCAACATGGGTAAGCAAAGCGCCCTTGCCATAAGCAAAGCCGTATGCGTCTGTGATGCCCTCTTTGTTAGTAGCCCGTACAGCCTTTGCAACCATCACGCGAGGAATGTCAAACATTGCCGCAATCATGTCAGTTGTAATTGTCTGTGAAGATGTGTACTTAATACGGTCTACTAGGTCAGGGTGATTCTTTAGTGCCTTGAATGTTTCGTATCCAAGAACTAGAGTGTTTGCTTCCATTCCTGTGCTTCCAAGAATCTCAGCCTTACCCTCTTCAATGTCATTGATTGGGTCTGATGATGTGTAATCTGACCACTGGAGTGTCTCACCTGAACTTGGGTTTGATGCAACGCCAGTTACATCGTCTGCCCAAACACCTGTTGTGAAGAAATCAGTTACGAACTGAAGTTCACGACGGAGCATCAAGCGACGGGTAACAAACTCTGTTGCCTCACGAAGAGGGTTCAAAGGTGCGTCTGCGTTAGCAGTAGTTTGGTCATCAACATCCTTATGGAAAGCCCATACATCTGCTGAATATGTACCTGTTGAAAGGTTGTAACCTCCACCAGCAGATTCAGTTCCAGGTGCGCGGCGCTGAGCCTCGTCACGGAACCAATCGTTCTTGGTGTAAGTGAAATACTTGTCAGACTTCTTATCCACAGGAATTACTGGGAATACCTTGTCTGCAATGAAGTTGTCCTGATTTTGTAGGTAAGCAACTGAGATGTTAGTCAGAATCGCGTCTACATGGACGGAGTTAATATGTGGCTGTGGCATTATTCAGTTCCCCCTAGTTCGCTCTTGTTGGGTTTGAGCAGTTTACGACTGCTGTGATGACTTCTGCGTCAGCGCCAGCGGCGGTTAGTGCCTGTCCAACTACGAATTGAGTTGTGTCGGTTGTAGCAATTTTGTCTGCCTTACCTGCTGTAGTGACACTTAGGAACGCTGGAAGAGTAATTGCTTCTCCTGCAACGAGTTTAGTTCCACCTGAGACAAGAACTTCTGCTTCTTGTCCTGCAATTGGAGCATTTTGTAGAACGCCAATTGGGACATCTGTGATTGCCGCGATTGCGACAGCCTCACCTGAACCATTTAACTTGACGAAGTTGTACTGCTTAGCGGAAAGGTCGGCACCTGCAACGAGGGTGACCTTTACCGAGTAATTGGAGATTTCGTATGCCATGTTTTAGGCACCTTTCTCGGATAGGTATTGGCTGTAAAGGTCAGGGTTTTTTGACGCAACATCAGCCATCGCCTGTGCGAATGACTTTGCTACACCCTCTTCAACAGCAGACTTAGCAAGCGTAGTCATACGCTCATAAGCATTGCCTGATTTGAAGTCCGCAGATTTGCCGATTTCTGCAAAAATAGATGCTGATTCAGCCTGAGCATTAACAGAAGAAAGAATCTCTTCAACGCTCTTTGCTAGTTCTGAATCTGTCTCAGACAAGCGACGAAGCGCTGGTCCAACTTTTTCAGCATTGATGTTGAGGTTAGCCCAACCCTTTGCCTTTTCGACTGCCTGTGCATCAGCACGGGCAATGCGCTCTTTGCGAAGTTCAGCGGTAGCCGCGTCTGCTTGCTTTTTTAAGTCTGTAATCATTTTAACAACTGAGCGAGGAGCGGACTTTAGATATTCCTCTTCCTCTTCCTTCTTTTCAGAATCCATTTTCATGGTTTCTTCTTCAGGCTTCTTTGAGTCCTCGTCCATCGCCATTACAACTTCCTCTTCAGGCTTTAATTCCTTTTCGGCGAGTTTGGCTTCGAGTTCAGCGATACGGGCTTGCGCCATCGCTAATTCTTCCTCAACGGTTTTTTCAACCTTATCTTCAGTTGCCTCGGTAGTTTTAATATCCTCCATGTTGGAGTCCTCCTTGGTCAGCGATTTGTCGAGAACCCTCTGAACTTCAGATTCGGATGCTGACTTCATTACAAGCCAACCTTCATGTAAGTGCGCTGGATGGTCTACGCCACTCGTTTCCTCGATGGCAAGATTCACCATTTTGCGGGTACGGGGTTTTGCCAATTTATGCTCCTAACAAACTAGAGGTAAGTTTTTTTAGCATAGGGCTAATAAAACTAACCTCGGGTCTTGACACGCTTAGAATACCATAGGTGTAATTCGAGCCTTTTATTGGTTAGCCATAACCCTTGTCTTAGCCAAGGCTTCAATCAAATTTGGCGATACCCACATTGAAAAAGGATTTTCGTTAGCCCAAAAACGAGCCAATCTAAAGTGATAATCGGTTTGGTCTATCTTCGTCCATACAAAAAAGGCTTGAGCGTCGTTGGGCAGATTTACTTGAATTCCAGCATACCCAGGCGGGGTTGAAACTCTTTGAGCATCAAGATTCATCGATTTAAGAATGTTCATCGTGTCATCAATGATGCTAAACATTAGTTCTTCTTTCTAGGATAATCCATTGTGTCCATCCACTTTGGGTCATCATAATCTAAATCCGAAAACTCGCCTTCAGAGTCGTCTTTGTAAGGAACAAAATCTCGCTTTGGGTTTTTAGGCTCTGAAGAATCTTCGCCCTCTGAATCATCACCATCGCCACCATGACTAGA